GTTGCACCTTGATGCTTATAAGATGGATCGACGCTTGACTTTGCGCCTGTGCCTAGCTTATTCTGGATACGCTCTTTTGCTCCAGCAGGTGGAAGAGGGTTGCTTGAGTCTTGAACTTCTTCTTTAGTGAGCTTATCAGTAGCCTTTGCAATACCCTCACGACGCTTCCAAGACTTCTTGAACATCTTATCAGCAGTCTCATTGTCTTTGCGGCCCTGACGATAACCAGAGTAGTCGCCCGTCTTCTTACGATTATCTTCTTCTTTGTTTGATCTTTCAGCATAACGACCAGTTGCAGCAGACTTTGTTGCTACATCATGTGATGCTTTCTTGATATAAGAACCGAGAGTTTTCTTTGAAACTTCGTCAACTTGTTCTTCTGCAACAGTCTGATTCGAACCAGAGGTCTTACGTGGACCTGTTTCTGGAGCAGCTAGTTCAGCTTCAGTCATTTCCTTGCTCTTCTTACCAGAGCGAAGCGCCTTGAAATCATGCTTTGTCAACTTATCTTTTTCTGGTTCATGCACATCAAGCTTCTGCTGATTAGGATGAAGAGCTTCAGTTAGACGCTGCTCAAGTAAAGCATCATAGTTAGCCTGATGCTCGCGTGGAAGAACCTTACGTGAATAGATACCTAGTTCTTCACAAAGCTTCTTTTCAACATCACGACGAAGATTGTTTTCTTTCATGACACCAGTTACGGCGCCGATAAGTGGGTCATTCTTGTTAAACATTTTAGATTTCCTTTAAATAGAGTTCGTTGTTATATTTATTCAAAACTTATTCTTCGCAATTCCAACGTCTTAGTGACATAGCTTTACGAGTTGGTCTGCCCTTCTCGTCTTTCATTGGACCTTCCATGCCACCCATGCGAGCGCAGAAAGATTTACGACGCTTTGCAGCTTTGCCACCTGGATCAAGCTTTGATGGTGGTGTAGTGACTGCTGTTTTAATGCCAAACTTCTTTGCACCTTTACGTGTCAGACCTGCACCACTTTCTGTTGATCTATAAAGACCTTTTGAATCAGCACCACGTTCATTTATTACTTTTGGTGTAGCTTCTGCAAGTGATTTCTTTTCAAACGTTGACATAGGATGAACGTTCTTCTTATAACCCTTCAATGTTTTTGAAGTCTTGATAACGTCATTTTCGTTTACTTTAAATTGTTTTAAGTTATCAGGCAAATCATTAACATTGGGTAATTTTACTTCACCACCAGATTTTAACCAAGCAGTGATATTTTCGAGTTTTTTCAAGTTCTCATCATCTTCTTCATAAACTTCTTCTTTACTGCCTTGCTTTGCAACAGTACCCATATCACGATTGCCAATTGCTTCCCATGCTTCGCGAAGATGTGTGAAGAACTTCGGTCCTGATTCTGTAAACTCTAGTTGATTGAGATTCATTGCTGTCTCATAAAGCTTTTGTTCAGCATTATTACCATACTTCTCAATGAAACGCTCTTGTGTTTTTGGATTGTTCATCCAGTTTACAACAGACTCGTACATAGGAATAGTACCAGCACCACCATAACCAGATGCAACCATTGGTCTATATACAGTTGTTTCATCGCCGATACCTGAATAACCTATACCACCGCGAGGTATAACGTTATCTTCTTCTATTCCTAAACCACGTTTAAGTTTGCTGCCAACATTTGATCCTTTTGTTGCAGCGTCTTTTGCTGACGATACAGCGCCTTGTGCTGCTTTGACAGCAGAACCTAATGCTGGTACATATGGTAATGCATAACCAGCGGCATCACCAAAACCAGACGCAGTAGGATTATCTTTAGAATCTTTATCTAACTTTTCTTTCTCTTGATCTAGTTCGCGTTGATATGTTGTGTTTTTACCAAGAGCTTTTTTTACACCATAGTCTGCTGCGGCTCTGGCATATTTGTATCCGCCAAGAGTAGCTTTGTCCGCAAGACCTCGACCAAAAGCACCTAAACTATCTGAAATGCCTTCTTCAACCTTTTTTTGTCCAGGAGTATCTTTAGTATAGATATTTTTCAAAGACTTCTTACCTTCTTCACGATCTGATGGTTTATTTTCATTTACCATTTTCGCAAAAGCTTCATCTACAGGTACACAGTTAGGTACTTTTCTACCACCCTTGTTCTTCATACCAATTTGTTGATATCCTTTCCAGCAAGGATCCTTATCTTCATCTACTGGTACACAGTTAGGTACTTTCTTGCCATTCTTATTTTTAAATCCAATGGCCTGATAACCTTTCCAACATGCTTTAATCTTCTTATATTTCTCTTCGTTCATTGTCAGTTGTCCATTTTTTGATACGTGACTGATAGCTTCTTTACTCTTACCAAATTGACCACCGCCAATATGTTGAACGCCAAGTCGCTTTGCTTGTTCTAGTTCAGAAGCATTAGGCACATATGGTGCTACGGGTTTCTTCTGTGATACTTTGGTTGCTTTAGCTGGCTTATATTGTGTTATGCCAAGCTTCTTCTTTTCAGCTTCAATCCATTCTTTAGATTTCTCTGTTTCATTTGGTGCAGATACAAACTGACGATAATGTTTGAAAAGCTGATTGTGTTGATCATCAATCTCTTTTTTACGTTCTTTGCTCACTTCTCTGTAGTCTTCAGAGTTATCTACATGAATGAAGTGTTCGCTACCAAAAAGTTTTTTCAGTGGTTCTTTAGCATCTTGTGCAGCTTGCCACTTTTCGCCTCGAATGTCAGGTGATCCATCGGGTCGACCATTCTTATCTGTACCATCTGGAACTTTACGACCACCTTGAAGTCCTCTATCTAAGTTTCTCTGCTTTGAAACTTTATCATTTGTGTTGACAAATAACATCTTTGTTTCATATCCAAGATCCTCAAGATGCTTTTTAACTGTTGCAATATATTCTGGATCATCAGCAGTTCCATTAATGACAACACCACGACGACCAGCAAGAGCAAGACGTTCTTTTTCTTTCGTTACGTTTTTAGCAGTACCTCTAGCTAAATTTCTTTCGTAATCTTCTTCTTTTGGCATCATTGGATCAAGGCCGCGCATCTTCATTAAATGTTCGAGAGCGTTATCAGAGTTGATCTCTATAAGACCATGACCTGTTTTTTTACCTTTTGCTAATAGTCCTGCACGATCACCAATCCAGTCTTTGCCTGATCCAGGTCCACCTGCCATGAATATAGCTTTACCCTTTGCTGGATCATTGATGCCTTCATCTAGATACGACTCAGTTACATATCGTGATTTGAACATATCTGGATTAGATTTTGCAAACCAGCGCATAACTTTACCTGCTTCGGCATTAGCTTCGTTCTCAATTGGACTACCTGTTGCACCTTCTTTTTGAATATCTTTTCCAAGACGACCATCTTCATTTTGTTTATGATGTACAAGTTCATGTGCTACTGTACGATAGATGTCCATCGGATGACGATTCTTAGTTATTACAACAATAGACTTTTCTGCTGGATTATATCCACCAAAACTATTAGTCATGGGATCTTTTTCTAATTTCATTGTGGGCATATCTTTGATGCCAATTTTCTTAGATGCAAACTGTACAAAAGTATCGAGCATGGGACCAAACTTCTTATGATCCATTTCACCGTGATCATGAAACTCTTCTTTCACAATCTTCTTTGCTTTGATTTGCTTAACTGTTTTAGGACTAGAAGACTCAGACGAATCCATTCTAATCTGATTATATACCTTACGTACATGGTGTTCTGGAAAACCAGGATGATAGGCTTTGAATCCTTCATAATCATCTGACTTAGCTAGACCTTCAAGCTTTGTTGCGCTTACTGATCTTTCAAGTTCATCCTTTGACATTTTAGATGGATGCTTGTTGACTTCACCTCTTTCACCTTCTACTTCATGAACTTTCCACTTTTTAAAATTGAATGATGTTTTGCCAGACTTGTCGGCTCTTCCATTCCAATCTTGTAATGTGCGACGGTATTCTGATGCTCTATCTGAACCGGCTACAAGATGGATTTCATCGTGATGTTTATTGAGGTGTGAAAGGTAAGAGAATAGATTTTTGCTGTGATCATCACCAGTATCAACTGGATGATTGAACATCATCTCAGCATGAGATTTCTTTGTTTCTGGTGTGAGAGGCTTTGATGTTCCTGAAAGACCGATACTTAATTTACCGCCAACTTTTTTAGCAATACCTTTTGCTGCGTCTATAGCTTTTCTGTGGCCAATAGTCGGTATTCTTACTTTGCCATAAAAGGCAACACCAGGTCTTTTTTCTGTCATAATTTTCCCTCTGCAGGATATTGTATTGAATATTTAGTGTTTTCTTTGATTCAGTGTTGTTTAGTCACACTTTTGACTCAATTACTTGCTCCAGTTCTTCACTGCATTGAAGTTTGTTTGAGAGAATGTAAGTCTGTCAATCAACTTGACAGCATTGCCTTTCATCGTATCTACAGCCACAAATCCTTCAGGTGCTGTTACTTTGAATCCGTTCTCGTCTGTTCTCATATATGTTCCGATAGAACTCTTGACCTGTTCTAGCTTTCGAACAATCATCAACTTAGCACGTACTAGTAGATTCTGTAGGTCAAATATCTTCTTCAATTCATTTTTGTTTGCTTTGTACCAACCAACAACAATTGTCTTTTCTTTTTGTCTTTTTAGTTTGGTATCTTGCTTTTTAGCTTCAGCAATAGACTTATTCAATTTTTCTTCTATTGATAAGATTAGTTGCTGTACGTGAGTAGAAGTATTGGTAATCTCTTTACCTTCACGTACTTTCAAATTGTTCCATGCTTTGATTTGTATCTTATATGAATCATTAACAGATATCTCGTTTAAAGTTCTAGATGATATCTGTCTGAATAATGATCCTGCTTCTGATAGAACAGAAGTTAACTCTTCAGTTTCTTTAGATGTAAACGTAGCTGTGCCTGATGCATCAACAAATGAAGCATCTCTGAACCACACATTTCGTGTTTGTTTAAGTCTGCCAATGTCTACACCAAATGATGCTTTCATATCTTCAAGTGAAGGGCCAACATATGATGTATGCCATACAACACCAATCTGTGCATTCGTCATCTGTTTTGCTAGTGCTGACTCTGTTGGTACAGAATAGACAACTGTATTAGGTTGAAAAATAATATAGTCAGAACCATCAATAGTCTGTCTCTTCAGATCAGACTTTGAGAACATCATATCGCCTTGAATGACACCAGTTATTCCTAGTTCAGGAAGATATCTCAAAGCAAGCTTGAGTTTCTTATTCAATCCTTCACCAGGATGATATGTATCAATGTCTTTGTCTGTATAGTTTAGTTTAGCATTCTTGGCAAATACACCTTTTGTGCCAACAAAGAACTTACCATTTGCAGGATTGATGCCAGCAAATATAGCAGGTGCACCGTCCCATTTGGTTGTCAAATTAACTGTCGAACCAGAAGCATTGCCTGCAAGCATATCGCGAAGAGAACGTAAGAAGTTGATAGCATCTCTTGTGCCTTCTACTCCTCGATTCAGAGGTTCATCTTCAATGTGTTCAAGATGAACGTTTTTGCCTTCTTTAGATTCTGTGAGATATTGTGATAGAGATATCATATTACTTTCACTATGGTTGCGTTTTTAGGTACACTATCTGTTACTACTATTCTTCCTGCTGAGTCTCCTTTAGAAGGAGACTTTCCATATATTTTTGGAATACCACCTTGTTTAGCACTAGGATCAAATCTTTGGTCTTCTCTTCTTGCTCTTAATCTAAAATAGAGATCATGTGTTGATGCGTATTCTTTTGATTCAGTAAGCTTACCATTCAAAGTTAATGTGTTTTTCTTTTCATCATATGTTGATTTTACATCCATAGGACCTATGTACATATAATCTATTGGTCCACCCATCGCTTGTGTACCAACAACTATTTTCTCTTTCATTTTAGGTCCTATTTTACCATAAACATCAGGCACTTTATCGCCAGCATTTAATCCCATTTCAATCAAACTATCATAAGCTGCATTCATGAATTTACCAGAAATGCCGGGAACAATAGCTTCAAGACCTTTTAAACCTCCACCAGCAAGAGATGGTGCTGCCTCACCTTTAAGTGAGAGATTGATGCTTTTTTTATTTTTTGTATCAAAGATAACGTCAGTGTAGGGTTCTGAACCACTTGCTTGTCTTCCTGTATATTTTCTAGCGCCGACAACATTTGAAACTTTTACGCCGCCAGCTACAACTGTTATTGGTTGATTCTTATTTTTCTTAACAGCATCTTTAACTGCTTTAACGACACCAGTTTCTTGTCTTTCGGCTGCTGCACCTGCCATTTTTTATTCCTCTAAGAGTTTCTTATATTTATTAAACATAAAAAAAGCCACCCGAAGGTGGCTTTGTGTTGCTTTACATAAACAGATTAGGCTTTTTGACCAGCTGTAGACTTGAGCATCCAACGGTGCTTTGAATGTGCTGTTAGTCGATCTTGAAGGAAGTTAGAAAGAGCATACGACTTTTGCTCTTCAGCCATTTCATATGCTTCTGTGATAGTCTTCATGACGGCATCATTTGCAACAATCAGATTTTCTACCATCTTTAATGCTACAGGAATCTTTTCATCTTCACTGACTGTCGAAAGCTCTTTCATTCTCTCTAGAGAACCTGGCGCAAAAGAATCTAACTGACGAATATGTTCTGCAATGCCATCGACGGCACTCTGCACTTCTGTGTA